CGTCACTGGAGCATTGGTAGATCCGACCGCTAATAAGGGTCGTTTCTGTTATGTTTTCAACCCGACGTTCTCAGCACAAGGAGCTGTGTTTAGCGCAACTCTTAATTCTTTCCCCTTCGCTTTTTGCGACGGGGCGAATGCTACTGCCCAGTGGAACAATGTCTTCACGGCTTCAGTGCCTGGCGGTAATTTTAATACTTACGAATTAGATCAGGAGGTGCTTACCTTCGCACGCACGGATGCTACAGGTCTGATGAATGATGTTAGACCTGTGAGCATGTCAGTGCTCTGTACTTACAACGGAAACCTAGTCGACGGCGGTGGTAACATCGCGATTGCACTAGTCCGTGGGGATTCTTGGCAAAAAGATTTGACCAATGGATCTGCAACCCGGTTGATCAAGAACTGGGAAAACCTCGCAACATACCCTGGGGCTTACGAGGGGCCCCTAGCTAGAGGAGGATATGCTTATTGGCTCCCGGATGATGAAAGTGATTATTTGCTTCGACCAGTAATGCCAACACACCCGGATAACACTGTCAATCATGCGTACCCCTTCATAGTTGTGTCAGGACAATGCACGAATCCAGGCACATCGCAACTCCGTGTGGAGTGCTATATAAATTGGGAGTATACTACAGACTCTCGAGTCGTGGAAACACGACATGGAAGTAAGGATGCAAACCTCAGGCGCTACGCTATGAAGCGGCTGGGCAATGAACCGACAAGCATGCCCAACGATGACCACATTAACTGGATGAGAGTCTTGTTAGGTGGCGTCGGCGGGTTTGTTGTTGGTGGTCCAGTTGGTGGCGTTTTAGGGGCTATTGCTGGCGCTGGTGTTAGCACTAGCGGACTTTATACAAAAATGGGAGGATGAGAAGAACCTCCTGGGGAAATGGAGTGGATTTTCGAGGAACCTGAGTCAAACCTGACGGGTTTGCGATATATTCCGGATTTGTGTGTGCGGGGAAACCTGTACCGATACTGTCATTACGATCATTGTGATTGTAATGTGGTTGGTAAACACGTCACGTTTCATAAAATGACGAAAACCGGCGATACCGTAGACATCTAATGGTAGTGCTCTTCTTGATATTTACTCCGTGACACCAGGAGGTGCTATAGTGTTTTATTTTTATTTTCACCATAGCGTCCTTCTTTTAATGATTGTTGGTGGATAAATGTGAAGCCACTAACAGGATAAAAGAAACAAAGAAAACAGCGGATAAGTTACACCGCGAGGGCTAAAAGTGGGCCCCCCTGCGACTAGAAACTAAACCCTTTAGAGAAAGCGTAATTGCGATTATCAGGGCGGAAATCGAATGCAACAACCCAC